TGGCCTTCGTCACCGGCGAGAACTGGTTGTCGAGGCCCAGCCTGTTTGGCCCGCGGCCGTAAACAATGCCAATTTGCTTCTCCTGTCCCACCACCAACTTGTCATCCATCGAGGCGACCGCGGAGGCCCGGCCGAACTCGGCGCCGAGTGTGATCGCGTAGATCGGATTCGTACCAGGAAAGAAGCCTAGCTGGCGCTCCTCGGTGTATTGGAGAAGGACCCTGCTCTCACAACCTGAAAAGAATAGCCGCTCTTGATGCAGCGCGATGTTCTTGCAGGCCGGATAGGCCATGTTCGCCAGCACACCCCCCGTCGTAGGCAGCAGCTCGCCGGTCTGCACCTGAGCATCAGTCAAGCTGTCTTCGCCCCCCGTAAGCGTTATGGTGTTCGAAGTCAGGTCATTAACTGCCGCAAAACTCAACGTGGCTGCTGTCTGAACACGGTAGTAGGTCGAGCCGTTCTTGACAGTGCGATAGATAGCAATGCGCACATTTCGCTTTCGCGTGAGCCGCAACGTCGGAACGACGTACCGAATCTTTCCGCTGGCCCCAACCGAGAGGCTCTGCGGCACCGCGGGCGCGGACTGGTGTCGATTCCCGAAAGCATCATTCCATTCAAACAGACACGTGATGCCGTAGGTACCTGCTGCCAAGCTACCTCCTCCGACGTCAGTCGCGGTGGGGGTCTCCGGGTAATACTCGAAACCCAGCTCGGCCAGTGTGGAGCCGTCATACAGTTGAGGGTCTGCGCCGGCCAAGACGGCAACGCGGTCCACACTCACATTCCCAAGCTGGGCGTCAAAGTCGAGAGTGACCAGATCGGCGCCGATGGGCGTGGCGTTGTACACGCTGATCGGTCCGGTCGGACCCAGAATGGTCATGTTCGAGGATCCGTTCGCAAACGTGATGAAGTCCTCTCCGGCCCGGAACATCGCGGTCAACACGGTGTCGCTGATCACTTGCGACGTAGGTACTCGCGCGGCGGTGTTCCAATTTGAAGCGATAGGCGGATTACCGCCACAAGTCACGCGCGCACAAATCTCAGCGGTTGGCATCACGACGGCGGCGGCCAAGGGCGCACTCGAGGTTGTCCCCACCTGCAAAACATAAAAGGTAGGTTGTATATTCGAAAGAAGATAGGCGCCAACGAACACCTTTCCGTTGCGAACAAACAGATCCGCGCCAACGTCCACGGAGCGGGTTAGCGTGGTCGCCCCGAACCCGGTAGTGGTCAGCAAGGATGTGAACGCCCCAAAGTCACTCCACTTGCAGCAGGCGCCGACTAGATAAGAATTGGTCGTGGCCGCACCTTCACCCCAAACCGCCCAGAAGTAGTCCGTGTCGTTCGGATCAGTCATCACCGCAATTTTTCCGGTGGTGGTTGTTCCGATGTTGGCACCGAAACACGTCGGCACCGCATTATCTAGATCGGCAACTGCAACGGGCAGACCGTCCCCGGCCGTCGAGGTATGAAACATGACCGTATACACAGCGCGGTTGGTGCTGAAGGTTCGTTTGTTAGCTACACAGCGCACCGCCGTGGGTGCATGCCCTGTGGTGTTGGCAAAATCGACCGAGGAACTGACTGTATACCCGTCCGCGATCGACAGTTTCAGGCAGCGAATGTTGTCCGATCCGGCCTTGCGGTGAACCAGAAAAATAGCGCGGCCCGTCGTGTATGGCTGAAGACAAGCATCCATCGGCCCGTACCCACCCGATGCCTCTACAGTCTGCGCCGCCGTCACTGTGGCGGGGGTGGCCGGCGCGATGATTGCGCTCTTCACCGCATAGGCGGCCCCATCGAACTCAACCCAGTAAAGAAAGAATTTCGCATCGGTCGAGCTGTACACCACGCGCGGACTCGAGGCGGCACCCGCCGCGGCGTCAAGCCTTGCACGATAGATTACGGTGGGACCGCGCTTGGTCTGTACCCAAATCTGGGAGAGTGTGCCTCCCGCCGCAGCGACAGTGGCCCAGATCGTACATGTAACATCGTTGGTGCTGTCGTAGGCAACATCGACCTCCGGCACGTGGCCCAGCGAGTGCTCCACACCGTCCAGCTCGACCGAGCAGCGATTCAAGCTCGTGACGACTTGTTTCCACTTGTTACCTATTACGTCAGCCGAGTGCAGCCCGGTCGAAGATTCAATGAGAACTTCGCCGTCGCGATCAAAAATGCGTTTCGTCGAACTAGGATCGCTCCCCGAATACACCGTACCTGTAACAAGCGGCACCAGACCTGCACGCGGGGTGACGGTGTTGGTGTCCGCGAAGTGACGGTTCTGGAGCAGTTTCAACTTGGAGGGTATGACGAGAAACTCGTCCGTCTCCTGGTCAATCCCTCCACTGAACTGAACCGTTGCCGTCTGCTTTGAGAGCATCAGAACACCCAGATGGAAACGCCGGTCACCGTCGACCCGGCCGCTTGAAGATAGAGGAACCGATCATCCCGTGACGCACGCTCGATCACCACGTCGGGTATACCTGAAACGATGATGAACCCCCGCGGCATTCGACCGAGCTTGTGGGCCACGGGGGTGGAGCTGGAGCCCGACTCGATTGTTACACCGTCGAGAAGCTGGCCGTCGATAATGGGCTTCCCGATGATGGCGGCAATTACCGCCTTCAGACGATCCTGAATCCGGTTCAGGATCTCGTTGTCGGTCTGTACCCGATCGAAAGGTTCCATGTTTTACGCAAAGGTCAACTTGAGCAGCGCACTCAGTGCACCATCGCAGAGCACGACGACCAACACATCCTCCACCGCATCATCGCTCACCTTGAAGGAGAACAGACCTGCTGACGTGGTAGTCATCCACTGCACGTTCTCGCCGGTGGCAGGGTTCACCGCCTTCTTCACAGTTCCGACCGCCGCAGTAGCAGCGGCAAGATCGCCCTTGTCCGCGGTCACGGCCAGCGTTCGAATCTGAACCTCCATTGCTGCGGTAATCGCCGACCCATCCAAGTTTACGATGGCGCCTACCACATCAATAGAGTTCGCACTTCCCGCGCCCTCTACACCAGCGGTCAACGAGATCTTCAGTGCCAGACTTCGCGACAGCTCCACGAACGCCTTGCCGTTCCAGTACAGCTCCATGACCATCCCTGGCGCAAGTGACACGCTCGAGGTCTGGAGGATCAGCGTGGCACTGTTACTCAGTGTCGTCGCCTCGACCCCAAGATTTGCCAGCTTGATGATCTCGCCGATCGCCGCACCTGAGGTTGGAACCCCGGTGCTCAGCAACCCGTATCTGATGCATGTAACAGACATAAATCTATCTCCTTACCACCAACGGGGGTCCAACTCGATCATGTCCACGTCGACTAGATGCTTCGGTGACGCGGCGTCCCGGTCTTCGGCGATCTGGCGCAGCTCGACTTCCCATCTTTCGAGTTGCCCACGAATCGCGCGGGTATCCGATTCTTCTTTCATCAGCGCTTGCTCGGCCGCGTAGGCGGTCACGAACTTCTCCCAGCCGTTGGGGAAGTTGATTGTATCGGTGTTACTTACGAAGGCGTTAATGTACGTGGTTCCGCTGCCGCCTTCCAAAACCTGGAGCAACGGAATGTAGATCAACGTCCCGGTCATCGTAGAGGTGGGTGCCGGATACAACCTGATGTTTCCGCCTTCAAGCCGATAGCGCGGAACACTGAACCAGGATGTAGTGCCGATGTTCCGAAATGCGTTCCGCTCGGGCTCCTCGAACCGGCGCAGGGCGACCGCCTTGCCGTTCACCACAAGATCCACGCCCGTGAGCTTGAAGAAGTCGCTCGGGAGCGCGTAGTCGCTGGTGCCTCCCACGATGCTGATCGCCGAGGTCTTCTTGACGTACTCGTTGCCGTAAGCCTCCACCAACAGCTCGTGAAGCCTCATCGCTCCTTCGTTCAAGTAGGCGTTCCATTCCGCCGTCCCGACGAACGAAGAACCCTCCATGTCCGCTCTACGCTGCGCTCGGGTCCGCAGCGTAGAGAGCGAGACGGCCGCCATTTATCGGCTCGTGTTCTTCGCGATGATGGTGAGCATCAGAATCTCATCGCTCGTCAGATCGGTGAGCGCCCCGCCCTTGAACACGGCAATGTCGAAAGTGGCCGAGTCCGCCACGTGCGCCACCTCCACCACGACGACCCAATCATCGACCGCAGTAGGATCGATCACGCTTCCGTGAACAGCTCGGACCTCGCGGTACTTCGCATCCATCGTCACCGTGTATTTACCAGTGGAGCCCTTGTGGACAATTGAACTGATGCCCGATCGAGAGGTGATGCTGGTGAGGTTTGCAGCGCCCGCGCCGGTACCTTTTCCAGAAAGGATGACAAACTCGCGGTCAAGCGCCCGAACCGGAGCAAAGTTGTGTGCAGCCATTGTATCTCGCCTTCTTTCTACATTTCTCCGGAACGAGAGTGCGCCGGAGGCACTACATGGGACCCGGAGTTCACCGTCCGGGTCAGGCGGGGTGGTTTCGGGATCTTCACCACCAACCGACAATTTACGAAGGCATAATCACGGTGGCGTTGTATCCCGGCGCGTCACACGCGAGCTGCGCGAAGTAGCAGATGCGCGCCTCCCACTGGTCCGCGTTGTACACGCGGCTCAGCTTGTTGCCGTCCAGGTCGAGAACCTGGGGGCAGCCCTCAAGCGAGTGCAGCTTCCAGGTATCCATCTGGAGCGCGTACAGCGTTCCGGCCGGACAATCCTGGTCTGCGAGCAGGGTGCAGACCCCGCGGCCCGATCCCGACACCACCTCGATGCCGGTGAAACCGATCTCGCCGACCTGCATCTGCTTGTAGACCACCTTCGACCCGAGCTGGAACTCGATGTTCCGGAAGTCGAGGTGGTTCGCGAACGCGTGATCCGGACGTCCGCCTTCGCGGCCCAGCCGGCTCAGCACGGTGATCAGACCCTCTTCCGGGTTCAGAGCGCTGACGTCGATTCGGAGGCCCGCGAGGCGGGTCGCATCGGTGGAGCGATCGACCTGGAAGAACGACTCTGATGCGCTGGGAGCAGTCGCCGGCAGCCAATCCTCAAGGCCGCTGACCTTGTTTCCCGAGCCGCTGTTGTTCGCGTTGTCGCCGGACGCGAACACGTAGTCGCCGCCCGCGGCCGAGGACCAGTTGGTTCCCGAGAACGTGTTGGTCGCGAAACCCAGAACTCCGGTGTCGCGGTTCACGCTGGTGATGGTCGCGGTGGCGGGAGTCGAGCGATTCGCAGCGGTCTTGGTTGACGCGGCCACCAGGACCATGCCGACTTCGAAGCTCGACACGTCGTTGATGTTCGCGAGGGTCAGCGAGCTGGCCGCCACGGTGCCCAATCGCGCAAGGTAGCCGGACTGACCTCGGAACAGAGCGGTGGCAAGCGACTTGCCGATGTTGTTCATGCCGCTCTGCATTTCGGTGTCGAGGTTGCGGATCAGCGCGCCCCGGTCGTTCTTCGACGCGAGAATGGCCTCAGTGGTGAGGCTGACCACCTGATAATCAGCCGCGCGGGTGAGGTAGAACCGCTTACCGGCGTGTGCACCAGCAGCCGCCTGCGCGGTGCTGAAGCTCGCCGACCGGCCCTGCGTATCCGCGTAGCGGACCGCAATGACCATGTTCTCGCCGTAAAACTGCTCGCTCTTGGGCACCATGGCGAGCAGAGCGTGGTCCTTGTAGACCGTGTTCTGGATGCGCGTTTGGGGCCAGAGGGTTTTGAGAATGTACGCCGAGTTGGTAGTCGTAACAGCCATGGAAAATCACCGTTTTCCCGGTGACTCTCCAAGTAAGAGACGTCACCGGCCTTTTTCGGACCGAATCAACTCTTCCAGCGCAGCGCGCTGGTAGTCTTCGGCCGTTTTGAGTTTT